ATAATATTCACATCATCTTTGATATTTAAATATTTACAAACTATTTCAAAAGCTCTTCTTTCTAAGTCTTCTAGCTTCATTGCAAAATTACTCAAACTCGCATTAAGCCCTTGGAATTTAATATCAAGTGCAATACCGCTTTCTCTTGATTGATTTGTAGTAATGTCAAAAGCGATTTTATCAATCTGAGCTTCAATATCTTTTATTTTTTGCTGATAAATTTCAGCTGGTGCAGCAGGTGGAGCTATATATTCAGGTTTGTTAAATCCTTGAGCATATACAATAGCATTATCGCTTGATAGTTTAAGTTCTAAATCACTCGGATTGTCTGCATTTATTGTAAGAATAGAAAAAGTTTGACTTCTTAAAATTTCATCAAGCTCACTTTGAAGATTGTAATGTCTTTTTGCAAGATATGCTATTTGAGTGAATTCCCCAAGAGTTGGGAATTCGTTATTTTCACTAAAAGCTAATACAGGGCAGATCCCAAGATTGTGTGAGCCGCTTTCAATTACAGTTCCATCAAGAGCTAAAACTTTCCATTCATTTTTATCGTAGTATCTTATTACTTTTTCAATGTCTTGATTTTCATAAGTTGAATTATCAATAACATCGCTAAAAGCGATATATTCAAATTTACCGCTTAAATCTATTTTATACTCAATTATCCTCTCAGGTAAAATTTCTACAAAATAAGGAACTGCACGATTGTCAATTTGTTCTTTTAATGTAGAAGGCAAATTTTTAGGCATATCAATTAAGAGCAGATTGCATCCTCTAACTTTTGCGTTTTTTGCAAAATTTGACATAAAAATATCAATAGCGTTACCTTGATTGTCTGCATTATCAAAGATAAGCTGAATTAATTTGTTTTTGCTCTCTCTTGTAGGTGTTGTTTTAAAAAGATAACCGATGTAACGATTAATTTTTGATGCAAAAAGATTTGTGTAATATGCTACTTTTTGCCTTTCTTCATATTTCTCATCACTCTCACGAGGATATTTGTCAATATAGCTTCCGTCTAAAAAGCCACCTTCGCCTTTAAATGCTTCATTTGCGAATTTATAAATTTGTTGATATTGTTGAAGTGTTAAGCTCATATTTTAATCCTTTTGTAAATTTCATCAAGTTGTTTAAATGTATCTTGAACTGCACGATATAGAAAATCATCACCCTTGTATCCTGGATGATGAACTTTTTTTCTATAAACAAATTCATCAATACCCTTATAAAAAAACCTTAGTGCTCTTTTATTTTTAGGTTTAATTTCATGAGGTCTTGTCCCAAATAGCACAAAAGCTGCATAATTTACCTGTTTACCTCTCCAATCAACTAACATTGCTTCATCATCAATGTAAATCTGCCCCTCATTCTTTTTAACTCTTCTTCTTATATTTTTTTCCATTTGACCTGTTCTTCTATGTGGAGCTGCGTATTTAATAGCTTTTTTATGTGCTTCATAAGTAACTTCTTTTAAAAATTCTCTTTGCAAATTTTCATCTAAGTCTTTAAGCCATTCAAGCGTTTCTTTTAAATTAGTGGTTTTTATAGTCATCTTCTAATATTCCTAATTTCAAATCTCATAATTGCGCTTTTTAAGTTCATAAGCTTATCTTCATCCGTAATTGTCTCAATAAAAAAGCAGTTATTTTTATATTCAAGAGCTTTTTTAATAGCTTCTTCTGTTTCATAATATTTTTTATAAAGAAGTTCTAAATCTTTGTTTTTCACATCAAATCCATATACGACTTGAAAAGCTAAAGTCTCATAAAGCCCTTCTTTTCTATTGAATTCAGGGACAATTCTTGCAAAAGGAGCATCTTTGCTTCCAATTCCTTTTTCAAACCCTATTTTTACGCTTTTAAAAATATTAAGCTCAATTAAATTATTTTTTATATCAACTAAATATTCATACATTATCCTCTCCCAAGCGGAATATTGCTGACATTAATAATTTTGCTGTTGTTTTTAGCAAGCGTTAGATAGCGGTTAAATTCTCTTTCATAAATTCTATACTTCTCAAGCATACCCTCATTTTCCATCTGCTCTCTTGCAAGAAGCATATAAACTCTACACTTAACTAGTTTTTCTTTGTAAAAATCATCCGTAATATTCATTTTTTCAATTTCAGTTATTGATTCGGCTTCTTTTTTTTCAAGTTCTGCTTCATCAATAGAATTAACTATAAAGGTATCTTCATAACCATAAATCATTTTTTGCCTTTTTTATAAGTATATTTTTAAAAATTGAAGTATTTTCCCAAAAGGCTTCCTTTTTTGTTCCTACAATAAGCAAAATAGGCAAAGGAGATAGATGGACTTTATTAAAAAGCTGCTTGAAGAAGGCAAAATATCTCAAGAAGTAGCACAGGTTTTGGAAGAGAAGTTTACTGCTTTACAAAGAGAAGCAGAAGAATATAAAGCTAAATTTGAAGAAACTCAAAAGACTTTGCAAGAAGTAACTGAGAGTAAGAGCAAATTAGAGCAAGAGCTAAACAGTTTAGATGAGAAAATCAAAAAAGCAAAAGAAGAAGGCAAAGCAGAGCTTGTAAAAGAGCTTGAAGCTGAAAGAGCTGAAAAACAAGAGCTTATGCAAAAGTTAAATACTCTTGAAGCTAAAAATAAAGAGCTGACAATCAATACTGAGCTTAACAAAATTTTAGATGAAATAGGTGTAGTTGATAAAGAGGTAGCAGCTTTGGCGTTAAAACATTTTGTAGATGTTGAAGATGGAAAAGTTGTATTTAAAAATGGTGAAGAAGCTCTTGATTTAAAAACAGGTGCAAGCAAATTTTTTGAAAATAGACCACATCTTTTAGCCTCAAAAGGTCTTCAAGGAAGTGGTGCAAACAATCCTACAAATCAGGGTGGAATAAAAAAAAGAAGTGAAATGAGTTTAGAAGAAAAAGCTGAATTTATTGCACAAAACGGGCGTGAAGCCTATGAACAATTACCAGAATAAGGAGAATAAATGGCTATAAAAGTAAACAATGAAATTATTGAAACTTTAATGACTGAACAAATCACTCAAAATGTGAGAGGTTTTACACAAAAGACAAAAGGTGCAATTACTCTTGTATCAAACCCACACAAAGGGGATTTTATTGAGGAATTGTTTTTTAAAGGTATTGGTGCAGCTGAGAGAAGAGATGTAACAAGTGCGGCAGATGCAGTGTTTGAGACTTTAAGCACAGAAGAGTGGGTAAGTGTGAAACTTTACTATAAGAAAAAAATTGAATTTAAAAGAAGTGATATTTTAAGGTATGGAAAAAAAGTTGATGCAGTTAGTGGAATGATTGGTCAAAAACTTGGAGATGCTGTAACTGTTTATATGTTAAATAAAGCACTGCTTGCACTTAATGCTGCAATTAGAAGCAACGATGAAGCGGTTGTAGCTAAAAATTGTGATGGTGTTTTACAAATTAAAGATTTAATTGATGGTGTAGCTAAGTTTGGAGATATGGCGAATAATATTATCTCTTGGACAATGAATAGTGGTAAATTTTATGATTTATGGAGAGATGGATTAAGTTTAAATTCTGATACGGTAATTAGCGGTATTTTATATGATGCTACTCCTGCTACTCTTAATAGACCTGTTTATGTTACTGATTCACCTGCATTTAATGCTGGAAATGCTGATTGTGACGGGGATACAAACAATGGAGCAGAAACACCTCTATATGCAAGTTTAGGACTTGTTAGTGGTGCAGTTGTAGTTCAAAATTCAGAAGTTCAAGATATTGTAACTCAAGAAGATATTAGTGGAGAAAATCATGTGATTAAAACATCACTTGAAGGTGCTATTACACTTAAAGTTAAAGGATTTAGCTGGGAACAATCTGCTGGAATAAATCCTGATGATGCAACACTTGGAACAAGTGCTAACTGGGTTAAAGTTGTTGATACTAAAAATACTGCTGGCGTTGCAATAGTAACTAAATAAAGGAGTTTGAATGAGTGAAGTAATTATTTATTCTGAAAAAAGAGTTAAAGGGCTTAGAGGCAAATATATAGCTCCTTATTTTTTTGAGAGAAGACAATTAAAAGGTGCTGAAAAAGTTTATGCAGATGATGAAAGAATTATTAAAGCTTGCAAAGAGCTTGGGATTGAATGTGAAAAATTAACTAAAGGCACTACAAAAAAAGATAATACAAAGGCTAAATAATGGCTAGGATTTTAACTGATAGACAGGTTGTACTTGCATCCTATAATGCAACACCTACGACAGATAATGTTGTAACTGTAAGCGAATGGAGTTCATTGTCTCCAAAAGTAAAAACAACAGAGGTAAAAGAATTAGGTAATGGACTTGGCGGAACTAAAAGTTATGCAATCTCTGATTGGACTACAGTTGAGGGAAGCATTACAGCACTTTTAAGAGGCGGCCTTCCTCCAAAACTTGCTGAAATGTATAAAATTTGCGGTCTTGTTGAAGAAGATGAAACTGATAGTAATGGAAATGTTACAGCTTCTCATTTCTATCCTGCTGAAACACCTGTAACTGCTGGGAATTTAATCGTTTATCAAGATGGGCTTAAAAGAACAATTATCGGAGTTGCAGGGAATTTAAAAATATCTTTTGCAGTTGGTGAGATGGTAAAAGCTATTTTTGATATTAAAGGTTTTACTGATGCAGAGCCTATAAGCGAAGCAAACCCTGCTGTAACACTTGATAATAATCAAATCTTTATTACAGAGAGTATAAGTGCTGTAACTATAGGTGGAGATAGTTTTGAAATTGAGAGTGTTGATTTTGATATGGGAGTTGATATTAAAGAAGTTTATGCAATAGGTGTAAAAGAGTATCAAATTACAGATTATAAACCTGTATTAAGCATTAAAAACTACTCTGATAAATCAAACCAATCACACTGGGCTGATATTAAAAACGGGAATATTAAAGCTATTAGTATAGTTTTAACAAATGCAGCAGGCAATAAATTTACATTTACTGCAAATGCTTGTAAACTAACTGATGTAACTGAGAGTGATAATAGCGGAAATATTGAAGAGAGCAGAACTTATCTTTTAGAAAAAGATGCAAGCGGTAAAAATTTTGAAATAACTTATGAATAGGAGTAAAAATGGCTTTTAAGGTAGATAATGAAGCAAAAGGAATAAGAGGAGAGCTTGAATTAAATGGAGAAACATATACTTATACAGCATATCCTTTATCAAGTGAAGTGGTAAAACTTTTAATTAAAGCACAAAAAGAAGAAGATGAGCTTGCCTCTCTTGAAGCGCTTGATAAATATTTTGAAGAATGCATTGAGTTTGACAAAAAAGGAATTAAAAATCCAAAAAAAGAGCTTAGGAAAATTCTTGATAGAACAGGTAAATTTTATGAATTTGTGAATTATGTAATAGAAGAAGTGGGAAAGCAGATACAAACCGCACAAAAAGATTAATTGAGTGGGCAAAGCAATATGCAAGTGGTAAAGGTGAAGATAATTTAGGTGTAGAGGAGCTTATAGCTCTTCTTGATAATCCTAAAAGCAAAGTTGTGATTTTGTTTTATCCTGAAGAAGTAAAGGTTGCAAATCTTTTTAAGATTATCCCAAACGAGTATGGATTCGGTGGAATGGTTGGGAAAAAGTATGAGGCTATCAAAGATTATCTTAAATGGAATGGTTTAGATGTAGCTAAATGGACACCTGTTGTAGTTTTAATGGGACAAGCGTTTGCGGCTGAATTACAAAAAGATTAAAGGGATTTGGTGGATAAAGAGATAAAAATCTCAATAAAAATTAACTCTGAGACTGGCGAAGTTGTTGCGTTAAGAAAAGAGTTTGAAGGATTAAATCAAGCTACTCAAAAAACTGCTGATAGTACTCAAAAATTTATTGATAAACTTACAAATATAGCAAAAATTACAGTTGCAAGTATAGCTATTTATGAACTTACAAAACAAGTTAAAAATTTGGCTGCTTCTTTTATAGCGACTGCTTCTAAATTTGAAAGATTTAATTTAGTGTTGGAAACCCTCGAAGGCAGTGCTAAAAAAGCACAGCAAGATTTAGAATGGATTAAAAACTTTGCAAAAACTACTCCTTATGAAATAGATAAAGTTACAGAAGCTTTTGTTAGATTAAAAAGTTACGGATTTAAAGCTACAAAAGATTTAAAAACTTTAGGAGACACTGCTGCTGCATTTGCAAGACCTTTAGAAGATACAGTTGAAGCTCTTGCTGATGCAACAACAGGAGAATTTGAAAGATTAAAATCGTTTGGAATTAGAGCATATGCTACTGCAAATAAAGTAGCTTTTCAATGGGCTGACAGAAGCGGTCAGATTAGGCATATTGTAATTAATAATAATTCTAAAATAATTGAAAGTACTCTTTTAGCTATTTGGAATAGCAAATACGCTGGAGCTATGGATAAGTTATCAAATAGTTGGGATGGGATACTTTCTAATATGTCTGATAGTTGGACTAATTTTAAAGCGGAAGTTTCTAAAATAGGATTTAAAGAAGCTGAAAAAGATTTAAAAACACTTCAAATTGTTTGGAATAATGTGTTAAACGATATGAAAGAACCTGTAGCTGAATTTGAAGCTGAAGCAGTTAAAGGATTTAAACAGATTGTATTAAGCATTGCGATAGTAGATGATAGTATTGAAGATTTAATAGGGGTTATAACTCATAGTTTTAAAGGGTTGGTTTATGGTGTTCATTATCTTTTTGATGGTATTCCTGCAGCTATAGAAGATGCAATAAATGGGGTTTTAAGACTTCTTAATAAACTTCCTGATTTCATAAAAGACAAAATTGGAGTACATGATTTTACTATTAATATGGGATGGTCCGATGCAAGAGATAAATGGGCAAAAGCAAGCGCTAATGAATTCAAAAAAGCATGGAAATATATGGGGAGAATTGCAAGAGGAGAGATTGGAGATACTTATAAATACTGGAAGAAAAGATTTGATGAAGCAGAAAAAGAAGAAAAAAAATCTGAAAAGATTAAAAAAATACTTAAAGAAATAGGAGAAAAAGATCCGTTAGATAGAAGTGAATTAACCGAACAAACAAAACTTACAAACGAACAAATGCAAAATATTTATAAACAAATTCATTCACAATATGTAGCAATTTTACCTAAAGAACAACAATTAGTTGAATGGAAAAAGAAAGAATTACAAGAAGCAAATAAAATAACTGATGCTTCTTTAAGACAAAAAGCTATAAATGAAATAAATTTAATATATCAATATAAGCTAAACAAATTAAAAGAAGAACAAGCAAAAAAACAACAAAACTTATTAAAACAACTAAAGCAACAATACACAAATCTATTGCCTCCAAAAGAGCAGATAGAAGCTTGGTATAAAAATATTGTAGATACTATAAATAAAACTATAACTGACCCTAAACTTAAAAAACAAGCACTTGAACTTGTTTTAAAAATTAAAACTAAAAAAGAAGAACAATTAGAAGTAAAACAAGAAAAAGACAATACAATTATCTTCAATTCATTTGAAG